GATTATAATAAAGCCTTATGTAGATTTTTATAGTGGGAATATTGTAGACTGGACTAGTAAAGTAGACAGAGAAAAATCTTGGTCTATAAAACCAATGAGTGAGGTTAAAGCTAGATACTATCAGTTCAAGTATAAGCAGGACAACGATTACTATGCAGAGAACTATAGAAAGAAGTTTAATGAGGGATATGGTGATTATATTTACGATACTCAATTTGATTTTGTAAAAGATACTGAATCAGTAGAGGTAATATTTGCTGCAAGTGTTTTATATCAGTTAAATGGTACAGATAAAATATTCCCTGCTATCTACAAACTAAGTTCTTCAGCTACTACTGAAGACCCAATGGATAGCGTAATAAGAATAATGTTTGCTAAGAAGATACCAGATAGGACTTCTTATAGAATAAAAAATAACGGAGTAAATGTAGGTACTGCTCTAACCACTTATGGATATGCTGGACATCTAGATAATCCTTTTGACCCAGCAGAAGACATAAACTTTGGAGCACCTAAAGAAATTTACATACAAGCTACTAGCTATCCTACAACTAACTTATTCAATGCCTACTATTCTGGATATATGGCAGAGATTACAGATAAGGATAGTAAACTACTTGCTTGTAATGTTCTTTTAAATTCCTATGATATACAGAGCCTAGACTTTGCGAAGTTTGTTTATATAGACAATGTTCTATATAGACTAAACATTGTAGAAGCATACAACCCTATTAATTATACCACAACTAAAGTAGAACTTTTAAAAGTAATTGATAAATGAGTGAACAATTAAACTATAAGGTAAACGTAGATACTGACCAAGCGGTTGAAAATGTAGATGATTTAAATAAGAGTATAGATAAAACCAGTAAAACTACACAACAAGCACAGAAAAACGCTAAAGCTACTGCAGGTGCTTTTTCTTCTATTGGTTCTACTCTAAAAACATTAGGTGTAGTTAGTTTAGTGTCAAAAGGCTTTGAGTTCTTTACACAAATACTTGGCAAGAATCAAAAGGTAGTAGACTTTGTTAGTACATCTGTTAATTTTCTAACTGGTGTATTTTCAGACTTAATTAACTTTCTAGTAAACAATGTTGATACAGTTGTAAACTTTTTTAAAGATGTATTTGAAAACCCTAAGAAGTACATAGACCAACTAGCTACTGCAATTAAAAATAACTTAATAGAAAGAGTTAATTCTGCTATCAAGGCTTTTGGTTTTTTAGGAGATATTATAAAAAATGTATTTACTGGAAACTTTGAAGCGGCAGGAGAATCAGCTAAGTTGTTTGCTAAAGAAATGGTGGATGTTGCTACTGGGGTAAATAATGCTTTTGATAGAACGAGTAAGGCAGTTACAGAATTAGCAGATAAAGCAGGTGACTACTTTACTAAAAAAATAAAACAAGCTAAGGCTTTAACTGACGCTACAAATGATGCTGCAAAAGCAGAAGCAGAAATGCTAAACACAATTAAAGAAACAGAAATTGCAGCAGAAAAGCTAAGACAAAAACGTGACGATGAAACAGTAGCTATTCAAGACAGAATAAAAGCTAATGATGATTTATTAAAATTACTAGAAAAAGGGCAAAAGGATGAATTAGAATTAATAAATATACGAGAAAGAAAGATTAAAGCAGAACAGGCATTAGGTGTAAAAAATAACGAATTAGAGGCAGAACTAGTTAGGCTTAAAGGAGAGAAAAAAGACATAGAAGAAAAATATACTGCTTTTGCTTCAGAGGGGTTAGCCAATAGAAATGCTTTATTAAAAGAAGAAGCAGCTATCAATAAGTCTATTTTAGAAAATGAAAATAAATTAGGTTTAGATAGAAAGAACTTATAAAAGATGAAATTGAAAAGCTAGAGGTCAAGAAAAAAATACTAGCAGAAGAAAGCCAACTAGAATTAAAAAGGCTACAAGATAATATAGATAAGACCAATGCTGGTACTACTGCAAGAGCAGAAGCAGAAATAGCATATAGTCAGAAAAAAAATGAGTTAGCAATACAAGGAGAAGCACTAGATAATCAAATACAACTAGCACAGTACAAAAGAAGTACAGAATCTTTAGAAAGATTAGTTAATGACCAAAATTTAGAATTTGAATTTAGGCAAGAAGCATTAAATAAAGAGCAACAACAATTAGAAGAAGCATTACTTAATAAGTTAATAAGCCAAGACGAGTACAACGTAAAGTATAAAGAACTTAGCGATAAAAGGTTATCTATTGATGCAGAAGAATTAGCTGCTCAACAAGCACTACAAGACAGAAAAAATGCTTTAATAAATGCAGGTCTTAATTTCCTACAAGCAGCTACTGGCGAGAATGAAAGAATAGCTAATATTATATTTACCATTCAGAAAGCATTAGAAATTGGAAGGATAATTTCTACAACTGCTTCAGCTATTGCACAAGTTAATGCAGGGGTAGCAGCAGTACCTGCAGTACTACCGCCCGGCATCCCTAACCCAGCGTTTCCTGCTGCAGTAGGTCTAGGTGTTAAAAAAGTAGTTGGTTTGAAAGTAGGCGCAGCAGCACAAATAGGAGAAATAGCAGGTGCTACAATAGCAAAGTTTAAAGGCGCTTCTGGAGGCTCTGTTACTGGTACTAGCACAATATCTGCTCCTAGTTCTGCACCTATAGCACCACAAAGACCAGAAACCGCTACTACAAACTTATCTGCTCAAACTATTAACGCAATAGGTAATCAAGCGATAAGAGCTTATGTAGTAGAGACAGATATAACCAGCAACCAAAAAAGAGTACAAGCTATAAAACAAAGGGCAAGGTTTAGCTAAGTGATAAACAATAGATTAAATTAACATTTACGTTTATGGATTTACCAGTATATGAACTAATGATTAGTGACGATTTACAAGATGATGCAGAGGTAAACTTTGTTTCTCTAGTAGACAGACCTGCTATCCAAAAGAATTGGAACGCTTTTAATCATAAAGTTAAGTTTAACACAGATGAAGAAAAGCGTGTTATTTCTGGTGCTATTATGTTGGCAGATACTCCGATTTTTAGGAGTGATATTACTCATGGCGATTACTATGTTGTATTCTCTAAGGAAACTATTTTCAAAATAGTACAAAGGTATTTCAAAAAAGGTTATCAAGCTAATGTAAACATCCAGCATAATCAGAACGAGCAACTAGAAGATGTTTATTTATTTGAATCTTTTATTAGTGATAAAGAAAGAGGTGTTATGCCTATGAAAGGTTTTGAAGATGCTCCAGATGGTTCTTGGTTTGGTTCTATGAAAGTAGATAATGACTATGCATGGAAAGAAGTTAAGGAAGGAAACATTAAAGGGTTTTCTGTAGAGGGAGTGTTTGAATATGCAAAGGCTGAAAGGAAAGAAGATAAGATATATAACGAGATAAAGAAAATTTTAGCACAGGTTAAGTGATAACTATTTAAACAAATAAACATATAGTAATATGAATCCGAAAGAAGCAATTTTAAAGATTAGGGCATTATTTGAAGATATGCCAGAGCCAATGCCACAGGATGAAGCAAAGGTAGAAGAAGAAAAGGTAATGATGGCTGAATACGTTTTAGAAGACGGTACTAAAGTTATGATTTCATCTCTTGAAGTAGGCGGTGAGGTTGTTCTTGTTGATGGTAATCCTGCTCCAGATGGTGAGCATAAGTTGGCAGATGGTCAAGTTATCGTTACTGAAGGTGGAGTTATCAAAGAAATTAAAGTAGAAGAAGAACCAGTAGAGATTGAGGTAGAGGCTAAGAAAGATGAAAAAATGGAAGAAGTAGAAGCTAAGCTATCTGCTTTGGAAAAAGAAAATGAAGAACTAAAATCTAAACTTGCTGAATTTGAAAAGAAGGCTGCACAGGGTTTCTCACAAGTGATTGAGTTGATTGAAGAAATTGCTAAAGTTCCTCAAGCAGACCCAATAGAAAAAACACAGTCTTTTAAATTTGAATCTACTAAAGACATCAAGTTTGATAGACTAGCTAAATATCGCAACGCAATTTTAAACAATAAAAACTAAGAAAAATGGCATTTAATGTTTCTGCACTCGCAGACTACACAGAACAGAACGAAGCCTTGTTGGTTACCAGCTCGGT